CATTGTATCAAGTGCCATATCAGAACATGGTTCAGTTTATGTTTGAGATGCCTAATGAGCAGGCATTTAACGGTCTATATGACAAACTAAAAGGTCAAGGAACACTCTTTTTTCTATCAACTTCTTTTCTAAGGGGATTGACATTTGACAATACTATTGTTATAGTAGATGAATGTCAAAACTTAAACTTTCACGAATTAGATACGATTATTACAAGGGTTGGTCAAGACTCTAAGATTGTATTTTGTGGTGACTTTGACCAGACAGATTTACAGAAAACAAATGAGAAAAATGGGCTACATGATTTTTTGCGTATTTTAGAAGAAATGGAAGAATTTAATTGCACAGAATTTACTATAGGTGATATTGTGCGGTCTGGTTTTGTTCGTAGCTATCTTATCAACAAAATCAAACTAGGAATAGGAATTGAATAATGGACATAGAAAAACTTAGAGAACAATTAGAGATTGATGAGGGGGTAGTTCATGAAATATATTTGGATCACCTTGGGTATCCTACTTTTGGTATCGGTCACTTGGTCACAGACACAGACCCCGAATATGGAGCCAACGTGGGAACAAAAGTTGATGAAGCTCGATGTATTGAAGCCTTCAACCAAGATGTTGAAACAGTGATTGCAGACTGTCTTATTCTGTATCCAGACTTTGATGACCTACCAGAAGAAGTTCAACAAATCGTTGCGAATATGATGTTCAATATGGGCCGTCCACGTTTGAGTAAATTTAAGGGTATGAAACGTGGAGTAGATTCTAAAGATTGGAATGCTGCAGCAGATGAAATGGTTGACTCTGCATGGTATCGTCAAGTAACAAATAGAGCTAACCGTTTGGTTGAAAGGATGCGAAACGTATGAAGTATACTCAACGTCAATGGGATAGAGAAGTAGGTTGGGGCAAAGTGCCAAAGGAGTATTCTATGGAAAATTGGAATAAACAATTTCAAAACGAAAAATTACCCACTAAACTTGATGAGTATAAAGCCAAGATAAACTATGACGTTTGGGCAGATGTAACAAACGTAAAATATAATATGGAAGTAAATTATAATGTTCACCCACAAACAAGTGACACTACCAAAACTGACAACAGAGACAATAAATCATAAAAGATTTTATGTAACACCAGAGGGAAACAAGTACCCCTCTATAACCACAGTTCTCTCTACTCGTAAGAAAGAGGGATTATGGGAATGGCGTAAACGTGTTGGTAATGAGGTTGCCAATCATATTGCTCGTACCTCTGCTGCGAGAGGAACTTCTATACATCATATGTGTGAAGATTATCTCAACAATATGCAAAGAGATTATCCAGAAGAATTTGCAAAGCATGAAAAGAAATTTCTACATTACTGTTTATTCAAACAGTTGAGAGATGAAGCTCTCAAGAATATTAATAACATATATGCACAAGAAGCAGGACTCTATTCTAATAAATATAGGGTAGCAGGCCGTGTGGATTGTATTGCAGAGTATAAAAATATCTTATCTATTATTGACTTCAAAACATCTTCAAAAGAACGGACTGATGCTTGGAATGAAAATTACTACATCCAAGGCTCTGCATATGCTGAGATGTTTGAAGAAAGAACAGGTATTGAGACTGAACAAGTCGTTATCCTCGTAGTAACAGAGGATGGCACTGTTCAAGAATTTGTTAAAAATAAACAAGAGTTTCTTCCTATGTTAGAAGAAGCCGTTACCAAATGGAGAAGTACAAATGAAACATCTATCAATAATGATGGCGATGTTTCTAATCGTGGGTTGTCAGACTACGCAATCGGCTGAGACAGAAACAAAGCCAGAGGTCGTAAAAGAAGTGAAAGCACTTCCTAAAGAAAAAGAAGTGGTAGCACCTAAAAAAGAAGTGACAAAAAACCCATTTAAAAATGTTGATATACCACCTAATCAAGTGGTAACAACCGCAAAACCTGTAGTATGTGGAAGAATTGATACGATACTTGGTAGAATGGAAAATGTGCATGGAGAAAAGCCTGTTATGCTTGGTCAAACACCAGATAAAGGTGAAACTCAAGCTATGGTTACATTGACATATAATGAACAAACTGGTAGCTATACTTTTCTAGAGCAATTACCAACAGAGAAAAGACTAATATGTATCATATCAAGTGGTCGTGGTAAATTAGTGGGTAAATCAGTGGGAAGTTCTTACTAAAAAGTACTTGACAATTTAGAATGACTATGTTATAAATAAAGTACAGTTCGTTGATACGGATTGAAAGACGTACAGGACTTGGGGGCAGTACCCAACGCCTCCACCAAAAGTCCACTTAGGGCCGAGTGGGTTTTTGATGGGGGCGAAATAGGATCGACTGGCGTGGAATAGAGAAGTGGAGAATTGTCGGGTGACTCCGTATTGGTCAAACACAATAAATGCAAACGATAACTTTGCATCTCAAGATTTCGCACTAGCTGCGTAATCGGATAGGGTTTCGGGGATTTCCTAGTAACAGAATAATCCCCACTTTATTAGGGTTGTGCCTTAATACACACGCTGAGGGTCATGGTTAACCCTCACTTTAATAGATGGGAAAAAAATGAACACAAGCAAAACATTTTCACTAAACATAGAAAACATAGTAAAAGATAAAAACATTACACATATGGAAGCAGTTCTTTGGTATTGTCAGAAAGAAGGCATTGAACCAGATACCATAAACAATCTTCTATCAAAAGGTCTAAAAGAAAAGATTGAAGCCAATGCAAGGGAATTAAATTTTCTTCCTAGACAAGCACAACTACCAATATAGGAGTAAATATGGGAATAGTAATTGCGATTGCACTTTTAGGTGCATTATTTGTATCAGACAACCAAGAGTTTTTTGATAAAGTAGAAAAAGATATTGAGGCTGGTAATACATGGCACCTTGTAGGGCCCAGAGATGCAGACCCTAATGTTATCTCGTTACCCATCAAGGTTGAGGGTCATAAACCACAAATCATATGGAAATTAAAGAAGGATTAAGTATCGGATTTGTCAAGGCTACGATTGTTCTTGTTCCAACATATATAACCGCATACTTGACAGATAAAATGATTTATGTTATACCAATGCTTGCAGCTGCAAGTTTTATTGCAGCAAGTATTAGTGGTGATAAATTAGAACGTAGAGTAGAAGAAGACGGTTTCAAAAAAGACGATGCAAGCAGTTGACGTTTATTTGATGTATTGTGCTTTAAAGGCTCACTTTAAAGGTGATTATGATTACCACAGATTTAGTGGACAAACTAAGGTTAAACGAGACTCTTTCTGGAAAAGAAAAGATCGTGTTTTCTTTGTTAAGATAGGTCGTAAATATAATGATGGTGAGATTTTAAATTACTTTGTTTCAAATTTTATTCTACAGCGTGATGGATACATTGGGTATTTTAATGATAAAAATTATGAAGATTGGCTTCAAAGAAGAAAGATATTCTACGAAATCTTTTCTCAAGAACTAAAACCTTTCGTGAAAAATTTCAATCCACTATTTGAATCTAAGGATAGTCATCATCCTTTACTACTCAAAGAGTATTTGGGTAAACGAATATCTTTGGAAACAATGATTGTCCTTGACGATCTTGTAGAGTTTAGTAAACGATGGGATAAGGAGTTAGAATGGGATGATTTTGTCTGGCCTGACGTAAAAAAACTTATGGAAAATTACAAAGGGTTCTTGACAATTAACACTAATAAGTATAGAATGAAATTATTGAAACTTATAGAGGAGTCCAGTTAATGGAAGTCACTGTACATCTTGACGGTAATCCTGCCGTAAGAGAAGAAGGTTTCTTTGAGAGTAAAGTCGTTACTCTTGAGAACCAAATCAAGGCATTGCAGTTTGAAAATGCCGAGTTGGTGCGAACTGCCGATGAGTTGGCAGAACGAGTTAAGAAACTCGCATCTCGTCAACCAGCATGGCCTAAGGGGTATGTTCCTCGTAGGCATGACCGTAGTAAGAAACGGTCATAAATGGAAGGCCGGGTTAGCTGAGTTGGTTTAGCACCGCTTTTGTAATGCGGAGACAGGGGTTCAAATCCTCTACCCGGCACCATTTTAAGGATTAAATATGGAAGTTAAATTAGTTGATCATATGGGTAGTGACTTAACAGTTGTAAATGCTGCTCGTGTATCTTTTGCAAAAACATCTGAATGGGATGTTGTACCAGACCTTGGGCCTATCGAAGGATATCTAAAAGTTGATGATGAACGTCTAATTAAATATCTTGCAAAACATAATCACTGGAGTCCTTTTGGTCATGCTTCTATGCAGTTTCATATCAAGGCTCCTGTGTTTGTTGCAAGACAATTGGTGAAACATCAAGTTGGTTTGGTATGGAATGAAGTATCAAGACGGTATGTTGATGATGAAGTAGAGTTCTATGAACCTACAGAGTGGAGACTTGCTGCAGAGAACAAGAAGCAAGGTTCTTCTGATGAAACTGTTCCATTTAGTGTTGCATCTACTCATCAATGGTGCAAACAAACCTATGAAAATCTTTTGAGTGCTGGTGTTGCACCAGAAATGGCTCGAATGGTTCTACCTC